GTTGGACAAACACGACACTACGAAACATAAAAGGCCCCAAACCAAATATGAACAGTGGGCTCAAACAACAACAAATACCAAAGTAGCTTTAGAAAACTCAATAGACCCAACAAAGCTACCAGAAACAACGGTCTAACTCGTGCGCTTCACTATGCAACGCACAACATTTCACTTGTGCCCAGGAGAGCTATCCTGGGAGAAAGCTCATTTACACAAGCAGCTGACAGACAGACATTCTTGGGCTCTCACCCCCAAGAAGCTGAGTTTATACAGCTTCCCGATCCACCTAAGGACCGGACCACCCTAGTAAGGGCGGGAACCTAAAACGGAACTAATTAAAGTCCCGGTTTATTGACGCTTCTACCTAACCAACTGTGTACATCACAGTTTCCAGCAAATTAATACCAGAAGGGCTACCAATCCTGGTTAGAAGAATCAACACACAAAACACCTAATTAAAGGCATCTAAAAACAAGACTGCCTAAATAGATCCACAACCATTTTATCAAATGATGTGTTACAAGACATTAAATGTCCGTCGCACATATCTGAACAAACCAGCTTGGCTGCAGTTCTGCCTAGGCCACGAACTATATACATCGCCTTACCTCCATCTACACCAGGATCTGTGCATCTACGCAATTGGGTAGTAGGTTTTGATGCAAACTCAGGATCATATTCACAATGCTTGCATTGAACCTGTGGAAGAAGGCGTTCAACTTGTTTAGCAATAGCAGGCGTCGTGTGAATCTCACAACGACGTGCACAACCATCGCCAACCAAGTTTTTATTGAAGTAACTCCTCAAAGAACTAGCCCCTAAAGGCTTACAATTATCATACATGTGGAGGAGTACTTGTTTCTGGGCATATCCAAAAGCAGAACAAAAAGATATCGCACAAGCCCAGATGTCATTATAAGGAGCACAACCTTTAAAATATAGATTGCTTCCGCTCTCATAAGCAGAGATGGCTAATTCAAGCTCAGGTCTCTTCTTTATAGAGCGGAAACTCTCAACAAATTTAGCAGTAGGCATAGCTCCTTGGGTTGCAGCGTGAATAGGCTTTATTTGTACGCCTGTCTCACCTGCAGCTAGACGATTAAAACACAAGGTGTATGAGGGCCCACTTGGACAGAACTTGGGCCCACAGACAAAAATGCGGTCTGCTATCGGCATAGACCAATTAGCAGGACCAGCTGGCAGCATGAAACTTTTACACCTTGGGTCAACTAGCATATCCAAAACACCAGCAGGATTATCGGAAGGACATCCTGTATAGCGAGCCCGCCAGTGTTCAGCACATTGGTTCCAATCCAGTAACCGATGCTGACCATTCCGCCACATTGGTAATTTTCCGAGATAAAAGGTTCGGAGATTATCAAACTCTTCACGATCTTGGCGGTAATACAACTCTTGCAGAGCATTTTGCACGTTCTGATGCAAGAGAGGTATTGGGTCGCAATCAGCTGAGCGCAGATACAACAAAGAAGAATATATACAAGTTCTATCTAGCGCCGGCATAACCTGCCCTGAATCAGAAATAAGGAAGGAACGTTTCAAGAAATCCAACTGTGCAAGGGGTTTAGCCTCAAGCACAGGGGATAACTTATCACTACCATCAGTAATAGTGATCTTCTTCCTTGCCAATGTTTTCTTAATAACCTCACCAGTGAAAATCTTTTGCATTGAAGGATCAACTGCAATGAGGTTATCATCACCATAAACCACCAGAGTCACAAAGGTTTCAAATCGATTAAACTCTGGTGATGGAATTACAGTTTTGTACACATACCGTATGAGAATTTCATTAAACACAGAATTCAATAAAACGGTAAGTGCACACCCCGACGGGATCCCACCCCGAACTTCAAAAACTTGGGATCTAGCTAGGCACTTCCTACCAAAAATGGACATTAACAAATTATGCCTAGCCAATTGGGGAGGACTACCGGGCAGCTCACCCTTCCCCTTCTTTTTTAGATTGGGGTTGGCATTGGAATAGCATTTATTCACCATTTTTCCTATGGCATCCAACACCTGGCAAGACATGAGGCCATCAAACTTTGAATAATCACAGTTGTATGCAACCGAATTCTTCGCAGCAAGACGGTCCATCAGGAGCCCCCATTCACGCCCCTGAACGACAATACCTACCTGACACGGCAAGCACCATCGCATGTCTGAGAGAAACAAAGCCCAATGTAAAAATTTCTTTCTAAAAAGCATGTTTTTGGGCAATTCCAATATTTCAAAGTTTCGAGTGCCTAATTTTTGTAGGACTTTACGTTCCACAAGCAATTCATCTTTGGGGCACTCGATACAAACCATTTCAGGGATTCCACCCTCAACCTGGACTTCTTCCTGCAATTTATGATAATCGTTGTATACCGAAGTTCCAGGCTTTAAAGTGTAAGCCCCAGGTCCACCCTCAAAATATCGGGTTTTTCCTTTTTCCCCGTGCGTTCTCTCAAGCACATAGGGATAACCTTCAGATGTGTCCATGATCAGCTTATCAAAATCATCATCACCATTGATCACGACATCATCCTCCACATCCTCAAATTCCGCACCAGCATCAAACCAAGTTTGTACAATGTCATCACAAACTTGTTCAAATAAACTAACCTCAGTTTGACCTGGGCGGACTTCCTCTTCTGTAAAGTCTGTCATTGGTTCATAAAATTTTTCCATTGCAACCAAGACAGGATCTTTACCTTCAACGGGCGTGCCTACAGTACGAGGATCATCTGAAACCAAGACACTTGGTATCTTGGGGTTATCAAATGGAATCGCAAGATCCTCATTAACAGCAACATATTGGGTTTTCCGCGGCATATGTGGAAGTTCAGAAGCATGCTTCCAACCCAATTTCTTCAAACCCCGCGGCGCCTCCTCCCATTCCTCAGGCACATAGGAAAGGGAACAAGTTGTCATATGAAGCGCCGACGGCAGTAGACCAACTCCAGTGTTGTGCTTATCTGTAGAAATAACCAGGCCCACAATTCTATGTTGACCTCCAATTTTGGCAACGCAGATAGCACCACAATCATGGAGTTGCGCTGGCCTACCATACTGGATATATCGGGGAATTTCCCTTCTATATCTGTCCTCTCCAAATGGATCAGCAATAACAAGAGGACGAGTGCGGAGTTCCGCGTCATGGTCGGTCCAGCTCACCAGCTCTATATCAATTTTCCCTGGACTTTGCATTCTATAACAGCTGGCATCCAAAGTAAATGGTCCAGGGAAATCCCTCTCTAAATCATATTCAAAATATTTCTTGCAGCGAGAGGGGAGTTCAGGAATAGAAGGACAGCGATATTGGACAATTTCGGTATCCTTCTTTTCGCCTTTCCTGACGACGTCGTGCTCCCAATGAATCTCAACAACGTCACGTGTGGAAAAATGAGCCACAACGGTGCTATTGTTGGGAATCATGAGGGCCTGGTGTCGGGTTATAAAAATTGAACGACCAGGTCCTCTAACAGCATTGACTACCGGAGCAACGGTCGAGTCAACGTACAGCACCACCATCATTTCTTCATAAGCATAGGCATCATCGACTGAAGCTCCAGCCAAACGATGCCTAGCATATCTTGGTTGCACTGGTGGTGCACGGTTGCGGTGGGCAACTGGACTTGATCCAGAAGAAACAACAGAGGCTGCAGACATTTGTTCCATTGCAACCATCCCACCTACAGCAGAGCCCCCTGAGGCAAAGGAAAGCAGGGGCATAATAAAACCATAACATGCAAAGACTACACAAACAAATCCCATGAGTAAAGGGAAAATTTTAGGTCCATGTGTCCTAACATACTCATAGGAAGTTGCAATGTTGCTCAGTAGTCTAGCATGCAACGCCTCAACATCAAAAGCGGGGTCCGTGCGAATTTTATTGACTTTCTTTTGCACAGCACGGAGGTAAACCCGCTCAGCAAGCCCAAGAGTTTCATAAAATTCTCTCTGGGTTGCAGTGCTCTTTGGTCCTAGGGAGGTGAGCGAGATGACATTATCTTCCTCCCTGATCATTCCTTTCAAAAAAGCCCCGACAAGTTTAAAACGGCTCTGCGAAGCCATTGTCTTTGTGATATCTGGGGCAAATTTATCAAGGGTGTACTGTTCCATCTCCTCAGTAAATTTCATTTGTTTGGAGATTTCAGTACACACCCCAAGCTGTGAAAATCCAAAAACACGACCATCCACAGCAGCTATGGTCATGTATCCGCTTGGAATCTCCCATTTACAACCAAGGTCCACTGGTGGCACAAAACTTGCATCTCGTGCGTACATGCTCAAGAAAGTGGCACACTCAGTGTAAATGGGATGCGCAGGGCGGAAAGAAGAAAGATGATTACTTTGCAAAACCATTTCTTTCTCCCTGTGCAAGCGGAATTGGTTAACTGCCTCAGCCATGGCAGCTCCAGCGGAAATCCATCCAGTAATAGGTGCATGTGTTTCACGATGTTGCAACATGCATTCAATGGAAGCTTGTGGATTCCGTGGATCAAATGGTTGGAACGTGCCTTCAAGTTCAACACCCAGAGCAGAGTACTCAGGCTTCCTTCTGCATTGGATGACGACATTCATGCGGTTTTTATAAGCTTCCGCATGGTTGACATTTGCATTCGTTGGCACGTGGGCTGTATTGGAGGAGGTAACAAGAATAGCTGAATCAAATAATATACCTTTGTCTTCAACTTCAGCCATATCAAGTGGCACCTCCTTTGAAGCAACAAGATTGATGAGCTGGCTCTCTAAAGATGGATCAGTTTTGCCAGCTGACAAGTCATCAATCTGCACACAAGCTTGTCTTCTATACCTTGACCAATATTTGTCACAAGAATTCTTGGTATAGATAGACGACTCAGAAAAACCTCCCGCCCTTAACAGTTCCCTAGACATGGGTTCCATTAAGAGAGATTTGCCACAATGGGAGGGTCCGTGGATATAAACCCAAAAGGGCTCCATCCTCCTACCTTCAAAATACCCAGCACGGACAGACTGAGTGTGAATCTTCTCAAGATCAGAAACTTTCCTCTGTATAGTTGAAAGGAAAGAACTGGAAAGTTTCCGATCAGCATCACCCATACCTCGCAAAAGTTTATGGCCATCAGCAATAAGACGTTCACACTGTTCGAGAACAATCTTATCCCCGATGGAGAAAGTTTGTGCTGCGAGGCACAGGTTTTGAGACTCTTCAAGCCACTCTCTAATGTCAACTGCCACAATGGCAGAGACTTCATCAAAGAAAGTGGCTTCGCGACCAGTTATCTTGTTCCATAAGGCGCCAAGGGTTTCAATGATCCAACAGGTCATTTCCTTAAGCACATCTTTACCCTTGCGCAACTGGTCCAAACAAGTAGCGATCTTTGCCGCATATTGTAGAGCCCCAACCTTGAAACCAAGAATGGAAGCCCCAACATTCCCGATAGCAGCAATGGCAATATCAAGACCGCCCATAAAACTACATGTGGACATTTCAATAGCACTTTCCGGTATCACCACATCACCGTCCACAATGATGGGGGATCCTGGAGGACCAGGCTTTGTCCGGAAAAGATTTGTAATGGCTATCTTGAAGGCACACAAAAGATCTGACACCAAAGTGTCATCCTTGCGAAAGAAAGTGTACCCAAAGATGCCAAGAAAAGTTGCAAGGAAGATACCCAAAATGGTTCCTGGCTTTGAAATTATACCAATGGATTGTAGGAACCTTTCAGAAAGGAGTATCAAACCTCCAACTAAAATTAACAATAGGGACCAGACAGCACTGTCCCTAAGCACTTTCAAGCAATCGTGCGTCTTTTCAAGAATATTCATTATCCACGTAGATGCACGAGCCCAAAAACTATCAATTGTAGATAGCAGCACATTCAAATGGCCAAATAAGTTGCCAAAGCAGTCATAAAAAAGAGATTTCATTTTGCTGAAAATCTCATCAATAACAGCCTTGGACAACTCATAGGCACGCTCAACAATACGGCATCCTGCGCCTGCTATCCCTTCCACAGTAGGGGCTACGAAGTTGTAAAGAATCTTGCCTGCCCCACGAGCCCAGTTGGATAACCCACAGGTAAAATGTGTGGGTGGTCCAAGTTCCTGGTACTCTGAATCTAACTGCACTGCCACAGATTGTAATTCATCCATGGTGCACTCAGACAGTGCAG